TTCCTCTATCACTCTACAGTAAAAGGCTTGGGAAATGAAATACACGAGTTGGTTAAATGCAAGTCATATAATAAGTCCAACAAAGGTAGTTCATTGGCAAGGATCAATCATATTATCCAACAAGTAGTCCGGGATGGTCCACCTTTGAGCGATCCGTAAGTAGAATTCAGGATAATCTCGGTTGAAGTACTCCTCGAAGTCATCTGGGATGTATACTCTCAAACATATTTCTTGGGCAGCCTTGGCGAAAAGAGGTTTGGATTCCTGACGGAGAATCAACACTCGGAGATATTCGTTGAGCCAAAGATGCACACAAGACCAGCATGCGTGATGGAAGTGCCTTAGCGAGCAGTCAGACGGTGGAGACATTTTTAACACTGGCAAAAATGGATCCGCACGGTTTTCAATCAGGTGGCAAACACAGTCAGCGTAAGAATAGCTCGAACACTTATCAAAGTGGATGTTGTTTTTGACAAAGGCGGAGAGCTTGTCCAGGGTTTCATAAGGTCCGGCGGCTGCTGGGCGGAATCCTCCAAAAATCGGTAGAAGAGAGTCAACGTGAATCATGATAAGTTCTTTCGCTCCTTTATCTTCAAAATAATATCTAACTTGCAACGGTTTTCGGTTTAAAAAAACGGCGTCGATCCGGCTCGCTTTAGGATCCTGCAAAATTTCTTCAATCCCAACATCCTGCAACGTTCTATTTTCTCCTGGAGACATCGTGATGGCCCACAAGTCCGTTCTTTTTATTCTTCGATGAAATTTGGTGGCACTCAAAATGGCTACTGCGTGGAAAGCCAAGCGCGTCGTAAACGTCCGGCCGGTTGGAGCGGAATAATGATACTGGTTATTTTTATTATCGCATAACCGCAAGTTCAACTGGGAAAATGAGCAATACAATTCCAAAACGTATTTCGTAGAAATATTATGCACACATGAAGGTCGAGCAGGTTATCAGCCGATCAGTAAAACCCACGCCCGCCACGCGACTATATTTTTGTCGTACCTAACGTGCGTTTAAATCTAATGAACGTACTGTATCTTATTTTGGTAACGGATGTTTATCATTGACTATCTTTTTGTTATGAGTATCCCAAAGGTCGCGTTATCCGTTGACATTGGCCGCCAATCACAGATAATTTAAAAATAAACAACATGCACACTGCTGTGAAACGTTCCTAGGAAAGCCTTTTCCATCGCATATGAGCCACTTAAGAGAGCCACTTAACATTTACACTTAACATTTTACATTCCAAATGCTCTGATCGTGAATGCACACCTTTTTGTAAGTCACTTATGGAGCTAACGTCACGTGCTGTTGATTGGTACACGACCGTCTTATCTAGTTAGATAAGCTTCTATAGCAAAAAATCTGACTACGACAAAGACTTACAAGAGTTACTCCTACACGTTTGCCAGAATAACTTACTTTTCCATACTGGTTGCACGCTGCGATGCTGCAGTGGCCGCAGCGTTGCCGCAGCGTTGCAGTAGCGTCGATGAGTTCATGATCGTCTGCATGCTGCTCTTCAAAACTGCAGCGCTCAAAATGGTTCGCAGAAAAATGTGAGAACATACCGTTCCCTCCGGGTTACCTTCTGTGGTTGCGAACAGTAAGTGTGAACCAGAACTTAGTTAGATGTCTCACGTTCTTTCACGGCAACAACTATCACGACGAAGGTGGATGCCATGAGGATGTAGTGGCATAGTGAAGGTGTAGCATCCACTGCTGCTGTAACTTCTTTGGGGACAATAATCATACTGCCTACGTGGAGTGATTCCCATTTTTGTGTGATATGTTATCAGAAATAATATCATGGGGAAAACAACAAACTACTGTACGATGCCTATCGCCGCGGGAATTTTGATGACGCACGACGTGTTATTTTGTTCTAAATAAGGAAACCTATATATACATTATAGGGAAAACACAAAAATGTGGCCACGGTCACGTGCCCCTGCTCTGTGAGACCAGTGGCACACTGCCCCATAGAGCTGGACCTGATCATCCATCCTCATCATAGTTTGATTTACTTGAAAAGCTCATTAAATTGTTTGAACAGCAGGAGTTCCTATCACTCTACAATAAGAGGCTTGTGAAATAAAAAACATGAGTTGTGTAATAAAAAAAAACATATAATATAATAAGATTAACAACAGAGATCATTTATAGCCAAGAATTAATAATATCCCTACGTAAGTACCCCTTCAAGGTCCACCTTTGAGCGATCCATAAGTAGAATTCAGAACATTGTTTCTTGATGACGTTGGCGTACTTCTCATAGACATCTCCTATGAATACCCTGCAAATTATTTCTTCGGCAGCTATCTCGAAAGCGGATTTGGATTCTCGGTGGAGAATAATCATTCGAAGATATTCTAGCAGCCAAGAATTCACACAAGACGAGCACGAGTGATGGAAGTGCCTGCGGCAGCCAGACGGTGGAAGCATCTGTACCTTTGTAAGCGGTGGAACCACACGACCTGAAATCAGGTTACAGATGCAGTCGGCGTACTCATAGTCCCAGCACTTATCTAGGTGGATATTTTCTCTGGCATAGGAGGCGAGGTTGTCCAGGGATTCAAAAGCGTTGGCGGTGGTTCTTGGGCAGTAGTCTGCGAAAATCGGTTGAACAGTTTCCACGTCAATCATGATGAGTTCTTCTGTTCCATTATCCTTAATATAATACCTGACTTCTAATGGTTTTCTGTTTAAAAAAATTGCATCGATCGTGCTCACTTCAGGAACCTGCCGAGTTTCTTCATTCACGACAGCCGACGCCGTTCTGTTTTGTCCTGCAGACATCTTGATGGTTCAATAGTCCGTTCTTGATATTCTTTGTTCTAATATGTTAGCACTGAAAATAGCTACTGCGTCGAAAGCCGAGGGCGTGGTGAACGTGGGGCCGGTCGGAGAGCACTTCGCAGACTGGTAATCTTCTTTATTTTGTGCCGGCACTTAAATAAAATCTAGCGCATGCGTCGTTCATTCAATGACGTCAGGTTCATTATATAAACAACGGACCATATAGTACCTAAATGGAATTCCGCGAACTGCGCGGTTGAAGGTCGATCCCCCTTCCCCCCCGCCCCTCTGACCTCCACGTGACCAACATGCATTGCGCTGTGAAACGTTCCTAGTTAAGTGTTTTCCATCAGGTACACCTGGAAAATTTAATAGCTGTAACGGTGAGCCAACTCTGTTCCGACACCTTCATGATGGCCATGTAGCGATAGCCACTTGGCATTATGCACTCTGAATGCTCTGGTCGTGACTGCACGCCACTTTGTAAGTTACTCATGGAGCTAACGTCACGTACCGTTGATTGGTACAAGACCGTCTTACCTGGTTAGATAAGCTTCCATAGCAAAAATCTTTCCAAGAGTTTCACGCGGGATAGACTTGAACTTCTTGTTCTTTCAGCACATCCAATTGAAGTACCTACCTTGCGTTCATTCTTCAAATAGGTAAAGTTGGACTGCTTGCATCCTCTGATCCAAGACTAAACTCCAGAACTCATAGAGTCTCTATGAGCTTCTACCATATCAGTTCCGCTTCGACAGTTTCTCGTCTTTGCTCTAGCGATTGCAGTCAGTGTGGCTCATTGTATAATGCATGTCCATGGTGCTGCTTGCGAGTTGCAGAAGGTGCTTCACGGTTTCCACACGTGCATTGGGCCCACCGTACGGTACAATCAGATATTTCATTCAACCGCTAGCCAGGCTAAGCCCGAATGCTGTTCGTTGTATGCGCTAGGCATTAGGTACACCTAACACAATGCCGGTGATTGACACCGTGGGAAGCTAGGTACAGAATCTGAGTCTGAAAATAGCTTTACGACGTTTAGGTGTTTAAATATTCTGCGCAGTTTCTAAAGTTCGCTGAGTAATAATTAATGGGGTTTTTCACACGTTGGGGCTGGCAGGAGAACCGTATATGAAACATGGTTCTGTGGTAAACATAGATTGCATCCTTATTCCCGGTATGTAACTACGATAAGACTTGCAAGAGTCACTCCCACACGTTTGCCAGAATAACTTATTTTTTCATGCTGGGTACACGCTGCGATGCTGCAGTGGCCGTAGCGTTGCCGCAGAATTGCAGTAGCGTCGATGAGTTCATGATCGTCTGCATGCGGCTCTTCAAAACTGCAGCGCTAAAAGGGGTTCACACAAAAATGTGAGAACATACCGTTCCCTCCGGATTATCTTCTGTCTTTGCAAACAGTAAGTGTGAACAAGAACTTAGTTAGATGTCTCAGGTTCTTTCACGGCACCAATAGTTACGAGGAAGGTGTATGCCGTGAGGATGTAGTGGCATAGTGAAGGTGTAGCGCCTGCTGAGACCAACAACTGTGCTACAATCCGTCACGGTGCTTGGGGTATATCCCAGCAGCAACGTCGTGTATGCGGTACAAAGCAGATTACAGTTATCTCTGGACTTGAGCGCAGTTGTGCTAACTTCCATGCCAGAGCAAATCCGTACGCTGCCCGTGCACCAGATTTGCTATCTGGTATAGCGACAGTGCCTACACAATGATATGGCATACGATAAGTGTCTGGGAATGTAGGCATACTTAGAACTAGAGTTTCTAGTTCTAACTTATGGTGGCTCATGTTTTTGTGTAATAAAATGTAAACAAACCTATTATGATGCGTAAAAACCCCAAGCTGCCGTACGACGCCTGGCGCGTCGGGATTTTTCATGACGCGTAACGCGTTATCGCGTTCCAATCACGAAAACACATGTCTACATTGGGAATACACAAAAATGTGGCCGTGGTGACGTGTCCCTGCTCCGGGAGACCCGTTGCAAATGGCGTCATAGTGCTGGACCTATTCATCTATGCTTGGCATAAGTTAATCTATTTGTTTTTATTACAGCTCCAAGATATAGGAGTCTCTAAGTTGCGGATACGTTTGACATTATAGGAAAAGCTCATTAAAGTGTTTGAATAGCGAGAGTTTCTCTATCACTCTGCAGTAAGAGGCTTGGCAAATAAAAAACATGAGTTGGTTAAAAGCAAGTAGTTTAATAAGACTATGAGAAGTTGGCTAAAGATCGCCAAGTATTAAGCATATCATTAAGCAAGTACTCTGGCGTGGTCCACCTTTGAGCGATCCGTAAGTAGAATTCAGGACAATCTCGGTAGGAGGACTCGTTGAAGTCATCTGAGGGGTACACCCTCGCACGAATTTCTTGGGCAGCCTTGGTGAAAAGAGGTTTGGATTCCCGATGGAGAATCAACACTCGGAGATATTCGTTGAGCCAAAGATTCACACAAGACGAGCACGCGTGATGGAAGTGCCCCAGCAAGCAGTCGGACGGTGAATACATTTCGAAACCTGCAATCTCCGGATCCATATGATTCTGAAGCAGGTGGCAAACGCAGTCAGCGTACTGATAGTTCGAACACTTGTTGAAGTGGATGTTTTCTTGAACAAAGGCAGAGAGCTCGTCCAGGGATCTAAAAGATCCGGAGGTTATTGGGTGGAAGGCTTCAAAAATCGGTAGAAGAGAGTCCACGTCGATCATGATGAGTTCCTTCGTTCCTTTGTCTTCAAAATAATATCTGACTTCCAACAATTTTCCGTTTAAAAACATAGCGTCGATCCAGCTTGTTTTTTGATTGTGCAAAATTTCTTCAAGTACAACAGCCGGTGACGTTCTGTTTTCTTCTGAAGACATCGTGATGGTCCACAAGTCCGCTTTACAATTTTTGTTCTTATTTGTTAGCACTAAAAATGGCTACTGCGTAGAAGGCTGGGCGCGTCGTAAACACCTATTCGATCGGAATGCAATGATGACAATAGTTGTCCTTATTATTGTGTAGCCGCATATAAAGACTAGCGCATGAGTCATTCGCTTGACGATGTCAATATGGACTAGAACAAAGGACGATGTTATTGCAAAACGTTATTTGTTCTATTGTTATGCACATATCGAAGTTCAGCAGGGGTCAGCACGTATTGAAGGACGTACGCTGCGTTTATGCCTCAAATTGATAAAATTGGACTGCTTGCATCGTTTGAGTCGAGACTAAACTCCAGAACTCATCTAGTCTCTATGAGCTTCTACCTTATCAGTGACTAGGATAAGACTTACAAGAGTTACTCCCACACGTTTGGCAGAATAACTTACTTTTCCATACTGGGTACTCTCTGCGATGCTGCAGTGGCCGTAACGTTGCCGCAGCGTTGCAGTGGCGCCGATGAGTTCATGTTCATGCAGTGACATACTAAAGGTGTAACGCCTGCTGCTGGAATTTTCTTGGGAACAATGAAAATATGGCATGCATGTAGTGATTCCCCTTTTTGTGTAATTTATTGTTAGAAACGAACCTGTTGTTATAAGGAAAACCACAAGCTGCTGTACAATGCCTAGTGCCTCGGGAATTTTGATGACGCATCATTCCGATCTAAATACGGAACCTGCCTACATGAGGAAAACACAACAATGTGGCGGTGCCCCTGCCCGTGCCCCTGCTCCGGGAGACCGATAACAAACGGGGCATAGTACTGGACCTATTCCTCTATCCTTGGCATAAGTTAATCTATTTGTTTTTATTACAGCTCTAAGTTATTGGAGTCTCTAAGTTACGGGTACGTTTGACATTATAGGAAAAGCTCATTGAAGTGTTTGAACAGCTGCAG